AACCACGCCATCCTGCCGTGAATCTCGTATCGCGGAAGCGACTTGATGCGGAGGAACTTGCGGTATGAGTCAATCGTGTCGTCAAGATAAATCTGCACTGGGAACCCTTTCCTGTTGTGTATTGGCCGCGTCTCGTGCGGCATCCCGGCTGCGTTACCCGTTGGAGTCAAGCCGCAGCTGCGGCAGTTACTCGCCACCGATCCGCTGGGCGGCCAATGGTGCCTTGGATCGCAGCACCTACGGCAATGGCGTGCCGGTCGCTAAGTCCCTTCTCGATCTGCGTGGAAAATCTGCTCGTCTGTCATCCTGTGCGTGCGAGTCCCGAGCGGTGCCCGCAACGGCGGCAGGTTTTGCCACCGTTCCGATGCCGCTCGTCGTTCTGCCTCTTCCGCCTGGTACTGCGGGCTGTTGACTTCCTCGATGTCACGGTCAAGCCGGTCAATCAGTTGCCTGTGCCTGCGGTTCGCCGTCAGCCGGTCCTCGTCAGGTTCGTAGTCGTCCATGACTGTGCCTTTCCTCAGAACGGGATGTCATCGGCACCAGCCGCAGCCTTGAACGTCGCCGCAGCCTTCTGCGGGAGCGTCTGACGCTTGGGTGCTGCCGGCTTGGCGACCAGCGGCACGTACTTCTTCACCACCGCCGACACGTTGCCAGACTTGGACGTGTAGTGAACGACCTCGACCGTCACTTCCCGTCCTTCGATGTCGCTGGGCACGACACGCAGCGTGTTGCCATCCGGCACGATGCCGAGAGCGTCGGCCAACTGCTTCGCCATCCACGGCAGATGCTTCGGCAAGTCGTGGAAGACGAACTTGTGGTTGCCGACAGCCAGCCGCAGCTTCAGGCAGATGCCGTCAGGGTTGCTGGTCTCGTCCACCTTCCACTGATTCGGGCCTTCCTCGGCCTTCTTGATTACCGCCGTGTGCGTGCCGACCGGCACGATGGTTCGCTCCTCGGGCAGCGTCTTGTGAACGTCAGCCGGGAAGTCCTCGTCGATGTTCATGTCCCAATCCATGAGCCTGCGTCCTTTCGCTTAGAGAGTGAGTCCGTTCCGCTTGTCCGTGATCGCTGCCGCCAGTTCCGTCGCTGTCGCCTGCGAGATCCGCCCCTCGGTCAACCGCTGGGCAATCCGCTGGTTCAGTCTGTCGAGCACGTCAACGCTGGTGGCGTCGCTGATCGCCTTCCTCGCACCGTCGATGACCGTCTGATCCTCGAGCGGCTTGCCGCCAGAGAGCCACTCGGCGATCCGCTCGCCGGTCTGGACGTTGATGGGCTTGGGATCGCCAGCGAACAGGCCCGTGCGGTCCTTGCTGACCGTCGCGTAGTGCCCGTCATGGATCAGGTCCAGGACGGTGGTGAACTCAAACTCCAGCCCGTCGCGGGCTTCCAGCTTCATCCCGAGTTTCGCCACCTTCTTCTTGCCGTGGTCGTCCACTTGGGCAGTCTCGGTCTTGCTGCGACCAGAGCAGATGACGTGGGCAGGCGACCGCAACAACTTGTCCACGAACGCCCGCCAGCGTGGCGTGATGACGCTGAACGCCGACCACGTATTGCCACGAAACTGAGCCTTCGCAACGTCTTCGAGAAGCTCCAGGCATCCGCCCGAGCCGCTCCAGCAGTGCGTGACGCTGTCCACGATGATGACTTCGTAGCCAGCTTCTTCGGCTGCGGTGATCGCCTCGATGTACCGCTCTGGCGTGAACGGCGGGCGAAGGTCGATCACGTCGAAGTCGTGCAGGTGCTCGTAGAGATCGCTGCTGCCTTCCTCCGTGTCGATCACCATCGTCCTGCCGCCAAGCCCCTTGGCGATTTGCAGAGCGCCCCAAGTCTTTCCCGAGCCGCTCGGGCCTGTGAGAAGCAGCCGCAGCTTGGTTGCCGACCGCTTCGCCTTTCTGATCTGTACCGTCATGTCCGTGTCCTTTCGTGTCTGTCCGTCCTGAAAAAGCCGCTTTCGCATCCTGCTAGGCGGCACGTATTTGCGTCCTTGCTGCTCCGGTTCCACCGGCTCCTTTCCGCCCGCCTGCGTCCTGCTGGCGAGCGTTCCTTGTGCGTTCAGTGCGTGATGTCCTTGGCCGGCACGGCGAGCCATGCGCCGCCGACGTCGATGGTCAGGCGGTCGCCGTCGATCCACTCGACGTGTCCAGACCACCTTCGCCCAGCCGACAAGCCAGAGACGAAGTCGCCTACGGCGGGCGTCTGCTGCGTGCCGTAGGTCTCGGTCATGCCGGCGACGGCGGCGGCGTATTCGTTTGAGTGAGCGTCCATGTGGGTCATCTCCTTTGGTTGTGGGGTGGAAGTGTACGGCTGAACAGTCGTCGGTCAAGCGTCCGAAAGTGCTGCAAAACAAGCTGTGGAGCGGTTTGTGTTTGTTGGAAATCTGTATAGTATTTGCTAACGACTGCGTTAGTTGCGACGAGCAAGATAACGCCTGCGTTAGTTCTGTCAACGGAGAATGCTTAGGGCTGCGTCAGCAAGGTTGATTGCCGAACGTCCGAACTGGCGAAGCCGACCGGGCGGCTCCATCTGCGGCGGCATCTGCTGGGCAACGACCTGCGGCGCGAGAGCCTGGCGGTGTGCGATGTCGATGGCGGCGATCTCGAATCGCGTCTCGACCAGCAACTCGGCACCGATGGTCATGCAGGCGATGACGAGAGCGGCTTTGAGTGTGTCGCGGAGCATGGCGGAATCCTTTCCGTGTGTTGCCCGCCGGCCCAGTTGCCGGCGGGCGTGGTGGTGTCAGAGAGCGGCGATGAACGCTTGACTGACTCCGCTGATGTTCATCGTGAAGCAGCCGTGCAGCATGGCCGAGTAGCCACCGACGCCCGAGCCGTCCGTGCCCCAGATGCTGCCGCCTCGGGCCGCGACCAGCGACAGGATGCCGTAATACTCGCCGTCCAGCTTGACGAACTCGTCGCGGCTGTTGGGCGTGAAGTGCTTGGTGATCGTGACGACGTTTTCACGGCTGCTGATCTTCCAACCAGCCTCGCGGGCTGCGGCGGCGAACTTGGCGGCGGCGGTCTTGGTCGAGGTCTTCATCGTTTCGTCTCCGGTTCGTCGTCCGCGAGTCTCAATCGCTCGCATGGCACCATACTAGCGTTATCGTTAGTTGCTTGCAAGGGGGGTGAGGAATTTTTTTCGGAATTCCTGAAAAGCCCCTATTTCTTGCGGGTTTTCCGCTTTTTCGGGGTCGCTGGCTTGGCGTCCCGCCTGCCGACAGACCGGGTCGTCAGGGAGCTTTTGAGCGTCTCGACGTCGGTCTTGTGGATCAGCCAGGCTCGCTCGCCAGCCTTCCAGCCTTTTAGCCGACCGTCACCAAGCAGCAGGCGCACCCATCCATCGGTGCAGCCAGCTTGCTTTGCTGCCTCCGAGACGGTGAGCCACGATTCGTCGGGTGATGCCACAACCATGCCCCGATACTAACGGCTGCGTTAGCCGAGTCAAGCGTTTCCCGCCTAAAAACCGCCCAATTTGCCCGAGGCACCGTCACGGCTCTACCTTTGTTTGGGTGTACAAAACTCAAATAACCCAAACTCAAGTGGAGGATAGCTCGTTTGGGTTCTGTACATTAGTATACGTCAACTCAGTAACCTCACGCGATGGAGAATCGAAATGACCAGAATACTACGGGACATCTACGAAAACGAGTACGCAGTGCTGCGGGCACATTCCGACCAGTGCAGGCGGCAATACCGTCTGACGTTTGCCCGCTGGGCAGACCAACTGAAAACGGAGCCGACAACCGAGCACCTCGACCCGCTGGTGGTTCAGACCTACGTTGCCAGCCGGCGAGCCGTGCGGTCAGCCGCCACGGCCAGAAAGGACCGAAACCAGATTTCTGCCCTGTGGTCCTACTGTGCCAAGCGAAGATACGTGGACCAGTTCCCGACGCTGGCCCAGATACGGGCACCAGGACGCATACCGCGAGGCTACACGGTCGATGAGGTCTCAGCCCTCTTGCGGCAGGCTTTGCAGCGACGGCCCCGTATAAAGCCTACCACGCTGCCGCCGCACCTTTTCTTTCCGCCGCTGATCCGGTCATGCTGGGAGACCGCCGAGCGGATCGGCTCGCATCTGGCACTCCGCTGGCGTGACGTGGACACGACGCAGCGAATCGTCATCTTCCCAGCCGAGGGTCGGAAAGGTGCGACCCGCGACATCCTGCGGACGATCTCAGAGGAGCAGTGCAAGTGGCTGGAGCAGATCCGAGGCAAGCCTGACGATCTCGTCTGGCCGTGGACGGCTGACAAAAGCACCTTGTGGCACCACTTCGGGCTGCTTTGCAAGCGGGCAAGCGTCACGAACCGTGGCTTCCACGGGCTGCGTAAGTCAGCGGCCAGCTACATGGCACTTGCCGGCGGTGACGCGGCAGCAACCCAGCTGCTTGATCATTCCAATCCTGCCATCACAAAAGCCCACTACATCGACGTAACCATTGCCAAGCCGAAACAGACGGCGATTGACCTGCTGCCACCGCTTGACCTGACGACGCCAAAGCCGCCGGCCAGCGAGCAGCCGCCAGAGAAGCCCGCCGACGCCCCGCCTGCGAGCGACGAAAAGCCACCAGAAAACAACGCTACTTGACGCCCGTGGCACACTACCCATGACGTCGCCCGGCTGGCCGGCAGCGGACTGATAAACCGTGTCGCCCACCCAGCCGGGTGGCGTTCCACTTTCTGGAATCTGGAATGCCACACGTCATCCTTCGCTTCCGTTTGCCCGAAGAGCAGGCCGAGTTCACCGCTGCCATGCAGGGCGCTGACGCCAAATCTGCGATCTGGCAGGTTGACCAGTATTGCCGTGGCGTGCTCAAGCACGGCGAGCCGTCAGCGGAAACGCGGCGGCACCTAGAGGAGATCCGCGAAACGCTCAGAGAAAGGCCGGGGCTGCTTGATGACTGACATCGTTGAACGACTTCGGACGTGGTGCCACGCCGCAGATGCGGAGTCTGCACAAGACCTGATGGACGAAGCCGCGAACGAGATCGAGCGACTGCGGAACGGTGCAGCATGCCCGCACGTTCGCGGCACGGTAACGCAGCATTGCTCGCTGAACTTCACGCTGACCGACGAGGAGCGGGAGGCGATTAGGTGGTTTTCGCAGTTGTCATACGGCGAGGGCGGCAGAGTGCCAACTTACGCCGCAACGCTTCGCTCTCTGCGGACTCGACTGCACACCTAATCGCACAAATCGTCATGTTATGTGCAGCGACACATCCCCCAAACGTGTTGCAAACGCGACGAAAAAGCGACGTTTGCCGATACGATCAGTCGAAGATGTGCAGCTTCGCCGCCTGCCTTCTCGCCATCGCTTCCACCCTGGCTGGCTTGCCGGGCTCAGACGGCAGCCTATCCGGTGGCGTCATGAACGCTTCAATGTCCTCGGCCAGTGCTGCCGCTCGGTACTCCACCTCGCGGACAGTGTCGAGCACTAGCGTGTGATCGCCTGCCTTGGCTCTGTCGCACAACTCGCCCTGCCCGCCCTTGCGTGGGTCGTAGAGCAGTTCGATCGTCCAAGTGATTCGGGCACCGACGCGAGCGAGTTGCGTCAGCCACTTCCGCAGCTGCGGCGAGAGCCTTTCGGGCATGCGGCGTTTCTTGCCCTTCGGTGGTGGCAATTCGTCGTCGCTCAGTAGTGACCGCTGGACCTCGCCCATGCGTGCGAGTGTCGTCAACGTGTCAAGTTTTCCGTGCTTCCCGGCAAGCCTGCCGCATCCACGTACGGTTCGCCATGCTCTCGAACCACAGCCGGGCGAACGACTCGACGGCGTCAGTGCCGACATCGCTGTAGAGTTTCTGGAGTTCCGGCGAATCGCCCCACATGGCTTCGACGTCTTCTCGCACCTTGGCGATCAAGACCTTGGCGTCACGCACTGCTGCCATCTCGCTTTCTGGCTGCGCCCTAGCGAGCTTCGTCCAGTGCTCGCAGTTCCAGCAGCGACAGACGGCGTCCACGAACTCATCGAACGCACGCCCAGCCTTGACGGCTCGCGGGCCGACCTCTTCTCTGAGCCGGCCACGCAGGTGCGCCAGCATCCCAGCCGGCGCGTCACTCACCGTCACCTCTTGCCCGCAGGCGTAGTAGGTGCAGCAGGCGTGAGCGACGCGCCGGGGGAGGCTTTGCACTTGCACGACGCCGGGCACGGGCACGGCGTCCGGTGCCCGTCTCCATGGACGATGTAGCCACGCCCGCCGCAGTCCGTGCAGCAGCCCGGTTTAGGCTCTGGCTTCGGTTCTGGAGCCTTGTCCGGTGCCGTGGCGGCATAGGCCACTGAGACCGCCGCCGAGGCTCTAGGAGCCTCTTGGTCGATCTGTGCGGGATCAGCCGACAGAGCGGCGAGCACCGAGAGGATGTATTGCCACATGCGTCTCACCATCCTTGCCCGTGATTGATCACTCTGTGCCCGTGCTCGTCTACCCGTGCGTGTACGACGTAGTGCTGCGGCTCTGCCGGTGGCGGCTCGACAAACATCATCGTCCACAGTCCAAGGCGGGCGAGCCGCTGAATCAGTCGCAACACCGGGCGGCTCGGCTCGGGCTTCACTGGGCTGTAGTCCGATGTCGCTGCCCACCACGTCAGCATCACTGCGACCAGGCCCACGACGACGGCGGATTGAATCTCTCGTTTGGTCATCGGTCCACGCTCCACAACGAGTACAGGAACATCACGACGCAGGCACCGATCACGCTTCCGATAAGACCAGCAGGAGCGTCGCCAAACGGCAGGCCGCCCGCGAGCGAACCGATGATGCCGAGTCCGATGGTGGGCACCCAGCCCTCGGGACAGCGTCCCGGCATCAGCCACTTGGCGATGCCGCCGGCGATCGCGCCGAATACGAGCCACATGACGAGCGACATAGGCGTCTCCTACTGTGCGAGATGGAATGTGTCAGCGATCAGGCGAGCGGGCGACGGCTTGCGAGCCTGCTTCTCAGGCGGCGCAGGGGCGAGCCAGTTGCCGTGGTGAATGTCCCGGTACTTGAAGCCGTCCGTGTCGCCGATGGCCCATGCGTCTTCGAGCATCCGAGTCTCAACGACAGAACGACGAGCCCAGTACGAGCCGTCTGGCATGTCTGCCGGAACCTTCGGGCCTGCGATCCAGTTTGGCCCCCACGAGTTCAAGATCAGCACCAAGTCGTCAGGCGAGCCATTCTTCTTGTGGCGGATCGCTATTGCTACTTGTTGGTGCATCCATGTGCCGGATGCTTCGGCGATTCCGTCCTTGTTGCGGACAGACTGAAAGCCTTGGCTAGACGCGAGAGTTACGGGATAGCCAGACTCGATAGCCGCAGCCAGTTCTGCCCAAGTGCGGACGGCGACCACATGCCGCAGCGGGTGCTTTTTCGCCTCGGCATCCAAGCGGCCCGCGTCGCCCTGGCCGCCGCAGCCGTAGGCACCGTACTGCTTCGCACGCTCGCCGGAATACTCTGTCAAATCAACGGTCGGATACTTCTGCCGATAGACCACGCCGTACTCGCGGAGGAACTTGGCGACGCCGAAGCCAGTGGCACCATCGGAGAATCCGCCGTACGGCTGGGCGCCATCACCCGGCTTTCCTCGGGCTTCGACGCGAGCGCCACCGTACAGTGGCTCGGTAGCCGGCAGCAGCGGTGGCTCTGGGAGTTTGCCAAGCGACCATGAGACGGCATCCGCAACAGCCACGGCGTGCATCCCGCCCCAGCTGGTGCAATCACCGATGAGTTGCCTGCCGACGACAAACGGCTTGCCGTAGCGTGCTCGATGTGCGGCATCTAGTTGGCGATACAGAAAGACGTCAATGCCTTTGGCTTCCTTCATCGCCTCGGCACCCGCCTGGCTGAAGAACTTCTCGTCGCCGAGCGTGTCAAGAAACTGTCGCGTACCGACAGGATCAGGCGTGTAGCCAAACCGTGCGTCAATGGCGTCAGCCGTGCGGCGAGTGGCACGCTCGACCAGCACGCCGAGAATCGCCATGACGACGACGAACGATACGGCAGACAGTGACCAGCGATCAGCGCGTGACATCGGCAGCAGCCCTCGACAGGTCACGGAGTGCCGACACCCACGCCGCACGGCTCTCAGGAGTCACCGGACCGCCAGATGAGCCCACAGCGTCGTCTAAGAACTTATGGATGGCTTCTTTGGCGTGCGGCTGCCGGGCACCAATCGACTCGCCACGGCATCGCATCTCACGGGCTGCGATCCTCAACTCGTCAAACGCCACGCCCGTCTTAAGCCGCTGGTCGTGTTGCCCGTCGTACTCGATGCAATCTGCGAGTTCTGAGCACAAGGCGGACAGGACACTGGCGTCCGAGGCGGCGCGCTCACCGATAAATTTTCCCTTGAGCGTGAACGCATCCGGCGGCACCGGGGCAGGGGATGGCTGCGGTGCTTGCCGCTGCGGCGCGAACGCAATCGCCGCAGCCACGAGCAACGCCACCGCTGCAACGTGCTTGCCGTCAAACGTCGGCCACTTCGCCGTGGCGATGAACGCCTTGAACTTCTCTGCGATCTGCTGCCCAGCGAGAGCATAGACCGCGACGGCAACAAGCAGTGCTGTAATCACGGCTTCCTCAGTAGGGGCAGGAGAATCTCGATAGTCCCGGCAGCGATAGCGATGACGAGTGCGCGAGCGGCTGGCCTGACGAAGTACCAAAACGGGTACATGGCGACCGGCACGCACAGCACGGCGACCGAGTCGAAAAGCACGCCGACAGCCTCAAGCACGATGGCTCGCTTCTCCTCGCCCGTCAGCGTTTTCGTTGTGTCTAGCGTCTCGACAGCCAGCCGCACGAGAGCGGCGACGAGACAGCCGAACTCCGTGAGCGTCAGCCCGTCTTTCGCAGCAACCTTGGCGGTGACGAGAAACGCCGACACCTTCTGCGAGATGTCATTGAACGGCGCAGCGGCAGCAAGTGGAGCGTCGGCAACCATGCCGCCAGACTAGGGCGGCTGGGCGGCTTTCTAGACCGGCTCTGCCGACTCGCACTCCGCGAGGCATGCAGCGTATCCAGCAAGGTCAATCGGCCCGTCTGCGGTCTTGTTTGGACCGAGAAACCGTGCCACCTTGTCGAACGTCATGAAGATCGCCCAATCGCTTTCGGTCAGCGGTCGCTTCAGCACGTCCGCAAACGCAGCGTTGATCATGCCGACAGTCCTGCGGAAGTGATGCCGTGGCCCGCCGTACTTCGGGCGACGGTCACGAATCACAGCAAGTGCTTCCAGCAGCAGACGCTCGGCTGGATTCCCGGCATCCGGTTCAGGTCGCAAACCATCCGGCGGCGTCGCCAAAAGGCTATCCCCCGTCCAGCGGATGTCATCCGGTGCCGCTTCCATCTCACGCTGCCCTTGAAGAATCCAATCAACCGGCACAGTCTCCTCGGGCTCTGCACGCTCAGTACGCTCGGCGTGATACTTCGCTGAACTCGCCTGCGTGATTTCACGCCACCCTTCCTCCAGCTCTTCCGGCGTGGGCTGGCACTTGCCGCCGTCGCAGCAGCCGCCAGCAAGGCGAGTCTCTACAGCCGCTCGGAGTTGTGCGTTGGTGTCTTCGAGGCTGGTGATGATTCCTTGCATGCGTTTCCTTTCGATGAGAAGTCGTGCCACGTCTGCGGCGAGTGATCCTGCGGTGCCTGTCCACTGTCCCTGATAGCGATACGCTCGCTGGCGTGCGTCGGCTAGATACTCGTCAGTCAATTCGTAGTCCATCAGTCAAGCCTCGGGCCTGCGACGTGCATGGATGCCAGACCGCCGCCGTGGCGATACAGAAACGTCTCCATTGCCTGACGGCTCCCGATCCAACCGTTGATGGCGTGGTAATCGTCTGGCGGATTCAGCGCCGGTGCGGTTCGCACGATGACGCCGTCAAGCGTGTCTATCGGCTTGTTGTTTGCAGCCGCCTGGTGGTGCAGGTGCCCAGTGTGCCACTCGCGGTAGACGCTCTGACTCCACGCCTTTGGTTGCTCAAGCGCCATGATCTGTGGCAGCTTAGGCTTTGCCTTATGCCCGTGCGTGAAGCCGAGAAGGTTGCCGCCGTGTGAGAGATACTGCCTGCCGGTGAAATCTGGCTTCACTTTCGTGATTCGCGAATTGCGAAAACGCTCCTGCAAGATTCGCTGGAATGTCCACGTCAGCACTTCGTCGTGGTTTCCATTGACGATCACAACGTCTGTCGGCACAGTCTCGGCGGATTGCTGAACGAGAGACAAGAGCGTGTCGCAGCCGACTTCGATCATTTTCTGAAGCCGCCCGTCACGCTCTAGCGGCGTGCCGCCGGTAGTCGTGCCGGCGGGCGTGTCGTAGTGAAACAGGTCTCCCAAGAAGGCGACCGTGCGTCTGGCTGGCTTGCTGTCGTCGCCAACCGCCAGCAGTTCACTCGCAGCGTCACCAACAAGCCGGGCGGCAATATCCAAGTCGTAATCGCCGCCACCGGCTGTCTTGTCCCAGCAGTATTTTCCGAAGTGCGTGTCTGCCACCACGAGCACCTGCCAGAGTCCTTCCCGCTTTGGTGCCTTGGCAGTCTTGGTCAAAGGCTTGCGGATGTCTTTCCTTGCAGCGCCGATCATCGCCTCGACAACCTCGCGGGTCGTCGGCCCGCCCTTCGGCTTGAGCCTTACGAACACGCGATGCAGTTCAATGCTTCCGCCTTCGCCGTCGCCACATTCCCACTTGGTCGCTTCGCTGGATGCGATTTCAAAACGGCTCATGTCCGCTTCGATGTGCTTCAGCAGATCCTCGACGGTCTTGATGCGTCGGCTTGTGGATCGCGCCTCAAGCGTGTCGCCCGACTGCGACTGCGTCACTTGCTCGGCGTCTGCTGCTGGCTTCGGCGGCGGCAACTTTGCCTTGATCTTGTCCGCTATTTTCGCAGCCATTCGGAAAGCTCCTTCTCGGAGATGATGTGCCACCCAGCCGC